TGCATCACCCGCAGGTACTGGCGCTGGATGACCTCGTCGCGCAGCCCGTTGGAATAGCGCGGCAACCGGCTTTCCGAGCTCTTGGGGTCGAGGAACTTGTTGGGCTGGTTGGTGCCCTTGTCGAGCGCCGCGCAGCCCAGCGCGGTGAAGCGTATCGGCTTCGAGGCGGGCTGCCAGGCGGTGGGGACCTCCGAGCGCACGCCGCCCAGGCGCTCGTGGTGGGCGTTCTTCCACCAGTTGCGGATGTCCTTGTAACGCCAGACCCATGGCTCGCCCTGGGCGCTGTCGGTGATCGGCTCGCGGCGCTGCGCGGCGCGGGATTCCGGCGTCGGGTAGTACCAGTCGTAGCCCTCGCCCCCGGCGACGTTCGAGGCGAGGTACTCGGGGTTGTAGATCGCCCCCCAGCCCGCGTCCGCGTGGTCGTCGCCATCGCGCCAGTCCGAGAGCGGCATGTAGTTGTCGATGCCGATGAAGTCGATCTCGGGATCCGCCCAGAGCGGGTCGAGGTGGAAATGCAGGTCTCCCGAGCCGTCCTGGGGGTGGTAGCCGACATACTCCGACCAGTCGGCGGCGTAGCTGAGCTTCACGTCGGGCCCGAGCAGCGCCCGACACTCCGCCGCCAGCGCCCGCAGCGCGTCCACCGCCGGGAAGCCCGCGTCCGAGCGGATCTGGGTCAGCGCCCGCATCTCGGAGCCGATGCAGAAGGCCTCGACCCCGCCCGCCGCCGCACAAAGCGCCGCCTGGTGCAGGATGAAGCGGCGATAGGACCACTCGTCGGGGCCGGAATAGGCGACGGTGCCGTCCCCCACGGTGAAATCCGCCGCCGAAGCGGTGCCGATGAAGGCCGCGACCTCGGCCGCTGCCGCCGCACTGCCGTCGCTCGAGCCGTCGCGCCCCGGCGCCACGTCAAGCGTGATCCGGCCGCGCCACGGCAGCGCCGGCTGGTCCGCCTCGCCGGTCCAGGGGTTGGGCCTGCCGTTGCCGGCCATCTGGTCCATCAGGATGAACGGGTAGTAGAGCACCTCCATGCCCTGCTCGGCCATGCGCCGGATCGCCATCACCACCGAGGCATCCGAGGGCGTGCCGCCGTAGACCGGGCGATTGTCCTGCCGCGGCACCAGCAGCGCCTGGTCCCGCGTCAGGTCCGACACCCGCCACGCCATGCCGTTCTTCGCCTCGAACTCGTTCTGCTCGATCTTGGGACGGATGGTGCAGGACCCGCAGCGCAGGTCGTCGCCGAACCAGCTCACCACCAGCGACACCGCGCGGCAGCCCGGCATCTCGTCGCTGAGCTGCTTGAGCGAGGTGTTGAAATCCGGCTGCTCCGAGGGCGTGTTGACGTTGACCACCCCCGAGGACCCCTGCCCGTACTTCAGGTACACCGGCTCGGTCGCCAGCGAGTACTCCCCGGTCCCCGGGATCATCGCGACGCCGCTGATGGCGTGGGGCACGTCCTCTGGGTCGTCCTGAACCGGCCTGGTGACCTCGAAGCTGAACTGCGGCACGCGGTTGCCGAAGGGCTCGAGCGCGAGGTCCTCGAACACCACGTAGGCGGTGCCGCGATAGGCGGGCACCATGCCCACGCCCTCGATCGCCTCCATCTGCGGGTCGGGCAGCTGGTCCATGGAGCCGGTGTAGACACGCATGTTCAGATCGCTGACCGGCACCTCGGCGCCATCCGCCCAGACCCGGTTCACGCCGCTGATCTCGCCCTCGCACAGCGCCACCGCGAGGCTCAGCGAATAGCTGTAGCTCTTCACCGTGGGCCCCGAGGGCGCGCCCTTGCCGCCGCCGCCCGCCTTCTTGGTGCGCACCCGCTCGGTGAACTCGGTCGACCAGATCACGTGCCCGCCGATGCGCATCCGCCCGTAGACCTGCGCAATGGCCGCCCCCTCGCCCGAGGCGCTGAGCCGGAACCGTTCGACCTTGCCGGTCTCGATGGTCTCGGAGCCCTGCCCCATCAGCCGCTGGTCGAGCGCACGCCCGAAGCTGGCACCGATGAAGCGGCCCACGGCGGTCATCGACAGGCCAAGGATCGAGCCGCCGAAGGCGCTGCCGACCGCAGCCCCCACGGCCGAGAAAAGGATCGTCGCCATCAGGTCTTCTCCGTTGGAATGGCAAAGCGCGCCGCGATGCGGCGGCGCCATGGCAGGCTGAGCGGGCTCTCGATCACGCCATGCCCGGTGTAGGCGTGGATGAAGCTCGCCGCGGCCCCGGTGCGGGCCTGCAGCCCGAGATGCTTGGCGACGGCGCCCTCGCGCATGCGGAAGAGCAGCACGTCACCTGGGGCCTCGTCGCCCGCGGGCTTGCGGTGCAGGTGGCGCAGCCCCACCCGCAGCAGCGCCTCGTCGCCCTGCGGCTCGGACCAGTCCATGGTGTAGGGCGGCACGACCTCGGGCTCGGGGCCGATCAGTTCGCGCCAGACCCCGCGCAAAAGGCCGAGGCAATCGCAGCCCGCGCCCCGCACCGAGGCCTGATGCACGTAGGGCGTTCCGATCCAGCCCCGCGCCGCCGTCACCACCTCGGGCCTAGCCATTGCGGCGGCTCCCGCCTCCGGTCTTCTTGGCGGCAGTAGGATGCACGATCATCCAGTCCTCCTCTGGAATGTCCGGGAAACCCTGGAAGTTCAGCGCGTTGTTGAACTTGAGCCGGCAGGTCTCGAAGCGCTTGTCGCAACCAGCATGGATCCGCAGCACGTCGCCCGGCACCACGGCAGCGCCCAGCGGCTCCCACAGCTCTATGAGCCGCTCGCCGTTCCAGAGACGGTCGCGCTTGATGTTGCCCGTGAGACCCGCGGCCGCGCCGCTCACCACCACCAGCCGACCGCGCTGGAACCAGCCCTCCTCGAAGCCCACCAGCGGGCCAAACCCGAACGAGCGGTTCTCGCTGGCGCTCAGCACCGCGCCCTCGTGGAAATAGCCCGGCTCGCTGAGGTCGGCGCGGCACATGGCGTCGCCCAGAACCGCCGAACAGGGCCGCTGGTAGGCGCGCCCGATGGGCCGGTTGAGCATCTCGGTCAGCCCGCGCAGCTCGGCGTGAAAGGCGCCTCCCGCCCGCCGGATCTGGCCGATGGTGCCACGGAACAGCATCTTGCGCTGCGACACCTCCTGCCAGTTGACCAGCCAGGACACCACCTCGGCGCCGTCGAAGCGCCCGGCCTCGATATCCGCGTCCGAGAGCGCGTCGTCGCGCAGCGCGCCCATGGCCTCGGTGTTGTCGACCGCGAGGCCCGTTGCCTGCTGCAACGCCTTGGCGCTGAGCCCGGTGTCGGCGCGGAACACCAGCCCGCCGAAGGACAGGTCCCTGTCGTGGTCGGTGAAGCCCAGCCGCAGCCCGTCGGCCCGGGTCACCTCCCAGCAGCGCGACACCGTGGTGAGCCCGGTCGCGAGATGGTCGTGAAGCTCCGCGATGCCCATCAGACCCGCACCTCCACCACCGGCACGTCGGGCGCCTGCCCCGCCTGGAAGCTCGCGACGCTGACGTTGATGCCCGGCGTGTCGAAACGCACCGGCACATCGAACTCGTAGCCCGCCGAGATCTCGACCCCGGTCATCGGCGCGTCGGCGAAGGTGATGATCCCGGTGGTCAGGTCGAGCTCGAAATGCAAGCCCTCGCGCATCTCGACATCCTGCACCGCGGCCACCACCGTGCCCGCCACCGGCTTCGCAATCGGCCGCGCGTAGGAAGCCGTGCCGGAGCGGTAGACCTTGACCAGCTGGAAGGCCCGCGTGGCACCGTCGCCCCGCGCGATCACCTGATCGGTGGCCGAGATCTTCCCGCTCGGCTTGCACGAACGGTAGTCGGCCCAGTCCTTCCAGCGGAAACCGTAGAGCTGGCCGCGCCGTGCCTCGTAGAAGGCCAGAAGCTTCTCGATGTCATCGAGGCTGCGCAGCCCCAGCCCCGCGTCATAGCGCCGTCGCGAATGCGCCCAAGGGCTGTTGCGCTCCTCGTAGCCGCTGGTCAGCTCCACCACGTCGGTGCGGCGCTCGGGACCGCCGAGCGCGCCGAAGCTGAGGTCTGCCGGAAATCTCACCTCGTGAAAGCTCATCTGTCACACCTCACCTGTTGCGCGCGCTCTGCCCCAGCGCCCGTCTCATATTGGCCGCGATCTGGGACTGTCTGCGCTGGAAGCCCTG